ATTGCTAACTCCTTTTGACTGAATAAGACTCTATTATATACCCAAAACCATTTATTGTCAAATTTGGTATGTGCAATAACCACGAATTTTGCTTTGTTTATTGGTAAAGCTTTCGTTGAATTTTACTTCATAACCCTTGGCTTTAAGAGCCGTCAATAATGTTGACAGGTCACAATCTTCCTCAAGGAAAGCATTAGTACCATTTTGATAGCTGTAGGGTGTAATCTTGTCGGCGATACCAAGACTGACTAACTTAGCTTTAGGAAAACGTGCCCAAGCGTGTCCCGGGTCACCGAATACTTTGATAGAAATTTTCTTAGTCATTTGTAGTCCTTTATTTAACTGTCTAAGATTGTATTATATACCCAAAACCATTTATTGTCAAATTTTACTTACCTACTAGCCGACTAAACATTCCTTTTTGTGCAAGTGCTTTGCGTCCCGGTGTTGCATAGTCTTTGTTTGCGTGAGTTTTGTAACAATGACAATTGTTACAAAGAGTTTGTAAATTTCTTACACGGTTGTCTTTGGGATTGCCATTAATATGATCTACTTCTAATTGGGCAGAATGTCGAATCTTGTAACTACACTTAAAGCCAAGTCTACTGTCACGGTTCTCACAATGATCCTTTCTATGTTTGCGATAGGGATGGGTACTATTTAGGAAATCTGCAACAGAATCAAATCCTCCCTTTTTTGCCATTACCTCAGCAATATTTTTTAAACCATATTTCTTTGCAGTCTGTGTATTATGATGCTTTGCACAAAGTTTTCGAAACATCGGAGTTCCGTCTTTACGGTAATTACCGGTATGTCCTCCGTGCTCCTTACAACCACGACGTATACATTTAGGTCTGTCTTCTACTGGGATGAAAACTTTGTTTTTAGTGTCGGATGCTTTAGCCATAAAAAAAATCCTATTAAAGTTACAAACAGATGTAAGTTTAACAGGATTTCAATTTATTGTCAAATTTTTAGATGTTGCGTTTTTGCAACACACTATCAGCTAGGCCATAAGCTACGGCCTCATTTGCACTCATAAAAAAGTCACGTTCCATATCTTTTGCTAGTTCCTCAAACGACTTTCCAGCACTATTGTGGTCAACATAGATTTGTGTTAGAGACTTTTTCATAGCCAAAATCTCTTTAACTTGGATTTCCATATCAGTAGCTTGACCACGTGCGCCACCACTTGGTTGATGAATCATATGTCGTGCGTTAGGAAGAATCATTCGTTTACCTTTTGCACCTGCTTGACCTAGCAAACTACCCATTGAACAGGCTTGACCCATAACAATTGTTTGTACATCGGGTTTAATAAATTGCATACAATCATAGATTGCCATACCTGCTGTTACTGAGCCACCTGGACTGTTGATATAGATACTGATATCCTTATCAGAATCTTCGCTTTCTAAATATAGTAGTTGAGCAACGATTAAATTTGCCATTTGGTCATGTACTTCACCTTCAAGTAAAATAACACGATCCTTTAATAAACGACTATAAATGTCATAGCTACGTTCACCTTTACTTGTTTGTTCTAATACCATTGGGACTAAGCTCATATTGTTTCCTTCTTTAAAAATGTTTTGCGATAAATACTTAATGGTGCTATAATTAGCACTTCATTAACTCTTTGAGATATTATATATGAGATATACTGAATTTACAAGAACTTTGGTTGAAGCTGTTGACCAATTAAAGACTGTTACCAAACATGATGTGGAACAGACTTTGCGTAAAGCCGGATATGAAGATTTCAAAATTAACGGTAACAAAATAAACGTTTTGGTACAAATACCTGATGGTGAAAAAAAAGCCAATTTTCGCAGTAATATATTATGGGAAATAATAGCAGTATTGAAGAAAGCATACCCTCAGGATGGGGTTGAATATTCACGTGATCCTGGTATAAGTAGTTTGGGAGGAGTAATATTTGCTAATAGTTCAGTACAAGTTGTTGTAAAAGATAGCGGTAAACAGGGTGAGAAAAGTGCCGGTGTAGCAAATGAACTTGAGTTAGCTAGTATTATCCAATCAGTAGTTGAGACATATGGTTCAGCTAATGTAACATTTGTTGATCCTCGTGGTAAAAAAATGACTATCAAAAATTGTATCAATGTTGATGTTGCAGGACGTGATACGGGTAACCGTAAGAAAGCAGATGTTGTATTACAAAGTCCTAAAGGATTTTTACCAATTAGTATTAAGAAGTTAGATGCCGATATGTGGGAAAGTGCTGACAATTTGTTTGGTGAGCGGGCACGAAAAATATTAGATAAGTTAGTCAAAAAGGGTTATGTTAACCTTAATCAAATTGGCGAACGCAAATTAAAGACAGGTACAGTTCCTGTATATGAGTTGAGTAAAGAAATTGTTATGGAGCCCACTGAAGAAGAAGCATTGAATGCTATTTTTGGAAGTGATTTAAATCCTAAAGGTGGAATTGTTATACAGACATTCAAGCCGGAACATTTTACACAAGATGGGCCTACAGTAACAGTTGATGCACATGCTGTTATTACTAGTTCAGCCGACATACCAGAAAGTCACTTGATGGTTTGGTTGTTGCGTAATGATAGTACACGTAACGGTGGTAGTTTGGGTGTTGCAGGTATTCGTCCCTTGGGAGTTACATTAACTCGTGGCATAGGTAAGAAGGGTAATAAGGATGTTATCTTAGTGGATCAACACGGTAATGTTATAGATAATCCTAATCAAAAAGCAGTGGATCAAGCACAACACGACAAGTCTATTGCAAAATCAAGCAGAGATTATCTAGGGGCTAGGGCAGTAGGACGTGCTTAACATTTAGCAAAGCTTTGATGCTTAAGCCAACGCTTTTGTCCATGACCTACTTTTAATGATATCCCGTGTTTAGCTAGTCTTTCTCTATGAGCATAGAAGCTAGGACCATGACTCATTAATCTTTCTTTACCTTCACGCTCACGTTTGGTTCCGTCAATGTCCCATTGATATTGATGTACCATTTCATGTGCTAAAGTAGTGATTAACCATTGTTTACAGAACCACTTGTCCATGAGACGGATTTTGCAATAGGTTTTGCGATATTTAACTATATCATAACTAGCATAGCACATTCCCCAGTATTTTCTACAACGGGCTGTAACCTCAAATTCAGGCATGTTCAACTTATTGTTAAAGCATGCCTGATTGATTAGTTTATATAGTTCTACTACTTCAGCTTTATTCGTTCGGTAGCTTAGACGTTTTTGATAACCGATACTTGGTAGCGGTTCACGCATTAATTTGGAAAGTTCGGATTTTTTTGTCATAATGTATTTATTGTAGCAGGACCCTGTAATCTAGCAATATATTAGGAAAAATAACCGTTTTATTGTCCTAGAGTAAATATATGTTTAGGAGATAGAAATGATAGATTTTTTTAAGCGTTTGTTTGGCTTTTCAGCTAAACCAGTCGAGGCTGCACCGGCCAATGTAACTGCACCGTACAAAGTACCGGAACCGGCAGCTACTACACCAATTCCATTGGTTGTAGAATCAACTGCACGCTAAGCCACGAGCACCAGCAAAGCCGAAAGCGGCTACAACTGCTAAAACACCAGCAATGCCAAAAGCGGCTGCACCAGCAAAGCCAAAAATTAAAGTAGCAAAATAACTACTAGTTGATTAATGAAAATAGGGTTTGATGTAATCAGTGATTTGAATCTTACCCCAGATGAAAATTTCAACTGGGAAGGTAAAGCAACAAGTCTCTATTGTATTATAGCAGGTAATATCAGTAATGATTTACGTACTATACATCAAACCCTATTACATTTATCACGCTTTTATCAAGGTATCTTCTATACCGCAGGTTCATTAGAATATGAAAAATCATCTAGTATATCAGTTCGTACTACTGAACTTTTTAAAATTAGCAAGACTATAAAAAATGTAATATACTTACATAATCATGTAGTTATCTTAGATGGAATAGCTATAGTAGGAACAAACGGATGGTATAAATCTAGTTTTGAGGATCTTCCAATAAATGCCGAAGAGCTGGATGTTGAAAGATATGAAGATATAGGTTATTTAGGTAGTACTATAGAAAAATTGCAATTACATTTAGATGTTAAAAAAATTGTAATTGTAAGTCATTCAGTTCCCGGTCAAGAATTATTCTTTGGTGAAGAACCTGATGATATACATACCGTACCTCCTTTAAAATTAGCTTTAATTAAAGACTCTGAAGGCAAAGTTACTAATTGGGTATATGGAAATTATGATAAAACTGTTGATATAGTGCATGGCAATATCAATTATATAAACAACAGTTATTATAAAAGAAAACCCTATTGGGCTAAAAGAGTAGAGATTTAGCTAGCTTCTGCCTCTACTTTAACTTGTAGAGGAAAGCCCTGACTTCTTGCAGAAACCGTTACTTCAATACCCTTTTGTTCAGCAATTTCATAAGGCAAAATTGCTACTACTGCACTACCTTGAGCATGAATGTTTTCAGTAATATTTGCAGCCGTATCATCGGTATAATTAAAATATTCAATTAAACTACCTACAACAAATTCCATACTTGTAACATCATCATTTAAATAAATGATTTTGAACAATGGAGGTTCTGTTAAGTTCAAATTAGGCTTGATTTTGATTTTTGTTTCTGTTTTAGACATAGTTTTTTTGATAAGTTAAGTGTGCGACACCCGCCGCACACTATTTGTTAACGAACTTCTATTATATTATTTAGTGTAACTAATAGCAATAGTTTTCGGTTTCTTTTCTTCGGGAATAATTCTTTCCAGATTGATAGTTAAAATACCATCTTTCATTATTGCCCCTACTACTTCTACGTGGTCAGCAATAGTAAATTCACGTATAAATCCACGGTCGCTAATACCTTTGTGTAAGTATTCCATCGCAGTATCTTCTACTGCTTTGTTTCCCGTAATAGTTAGTACACGATTATCTAACTTGATACTGATTTCACCCTCAGCAAATCCAGCACAGGCTATTTCAATATTGAAGGTATCTTCTGTTAGCTTGACTACATTATACGGGGGATAGTTTGATTGTCCCTGTTGAGCATTCATTCTCATTAAATCGTCAAACATGTTATCGAAACCGATACCAAATTTATGAATTGAGGGAATGTCTAAGGAACGAAGGGTTAAAGTTTTTGTCATTTTATTTCTCCTATTAAGCAAGTTATGACTATTTTCAGACCCGACCATCGGCATCTGAATACGTATTTATTCTACTAAAAATACGCAAAAAATTCTATTATTTAGGATCAATTAATACAACTTTTTAGGGAGACTTTGGTCACGTAAAAACTTGTCCCAACGTCTTTTAGCCTGACTTTTCGCTAGTTTACGTTTCACTGTTGGCTTCACAAACTCTTGGCGATCACGTACCTCTTGCAAGGTCCCGTAATCCGTTATCATCTTTTTGAATTTACGTAATGCTTTTTCAGCATTACCATCGTTAACTAAAACTTTGCGTCCTCTAATCATATTGCGGCTTTTGGTTGTAAAATTTGCTCCTGATTAATATTTATCTTTTTAATGTTATTTTCACGGTATTTCTTAGTGTTATACATATGAGGCATTAAAACCTTCTCAATTTCAGTATGTAAACCACGTGCACCAGTCTTTAATTTCATCGTATTTTCAGCTAATTGTGAAATAGCACCTTCTGTAAAATCCAATTCAATATCATCTAAACTAAGCAAATACTTATATTGGTCAATATAGTTGTTTTTAACTTCAGTTAATACTTGTATCATTTCTTCTTTAGTCAAATTCTCTACACTAACTGTAGTAGTAAAACGCCCAATGAATTCAGGTATCATCCCAAATCGTGTAAGATCGTCAGGGGTAACCATAGACAAATCACCCTCTTTACGTGCATCTTTGATATCAGCCCCAAAGCCAATACTAGTACCATTTAAACGATTGTTTACAATATCTTTCAAACCAACAAAAGCACCACCGGCAATGAATAATATATTCTTTGTGTTAATCTCTAACATATCACCACCGGGATGTTTACGTCCGCCCCCAGCTGGAATACGACAAGTAGTTCCTTCAACCATCTTTAATAATGCTTGTTGAACACCTTCACCTGATACATCACGTGTAATACTTGCACCCTCACTTTTACGGGCAATCTTGTCAATCTCATCAACAAACACAATACCACGCTCTGCTAGTTTAACATCACCACCGGCTGCGTTTAACAACATTGTAATCATTGATTCAACATCATCACCTACATAACCTGCTTCAGTCAAACTTGTAGCATCAGCAACAATAAAGGGAACTTCTAAATATTTGGCTACAGTTTTTGCTAATAGTGTTTTACCA